CGCCTCGAGTGTGGTGAGCTCGACGTACGACCCTGAGTTGATGCGGGTCTCGACGGTCGGGGTCAACTGCCCGATGACGTCCGGCCAGCCGCTCCAAGCCATGACGGAGCCGATCGTGCCGCCCCATGTCCAACCCGCGTCGGCCCACGTCGGGTTCGGCCCGGCCTCTTCGCCCGTCAGGTAGGCCGATGCCCACGTTTCGTCGCCGTCGGCCCAAGCGCGTCCGGATTCGTCCCACGTGCGGTCGACCGGATCGAGGGTCGAAGAAACCAACCACCAGGCGCGATTGCCCGTCGACGTAAAAGCCGTCGAGACGTAGGTGCCGGAGAGGTTCGATCCAGACAGGAACAGACTGCCCGAGGTGACGGCGGTGTTGCTCTTCGTGCCGGGGAAGCCGGTGTCCGAGATCGACTGCTTCGTGGTGTACGTCGATGTCGGCGTCGTCGGATCGACCCGCACGGTCGTCGAGGTTTCCGAGAGAACGCCTCGAGCGGTGCGCGACCGCACGTGCAGGTAGAAAGTAGACGTCGACGGGCACGCGATCGTGAACGTATCGGAGCGCGTGTAGCCCAACCTAGGCTCGCCGGCGAAGATCGAGCCCGAGCCCGACGCATACCGGACCTCGTACCCGTCGACGCTTTGACCGGATGGCGGCTCGATCAGGACGTGGAGCACCTGATTCGCGACCGTCGCGTTGACGGCGCTGGGCGGGCTCGGAGGCGTCCTGTCGCCGCGTGGGTAGATGAACCCTTCGATGACCGCCGCGGGGCGTCTGCGCGTCTCCTGAGACGAAACAGGCACCACCCGCACGTTGTAGGTTTGGTCGGGTTCGACGTCGAAGGTAGCCGTGTCCTCGAAGCGGCCGACGTAGGTCCAGTTCTGACCGTCGCCCCCGGCGACCCCGTAGTAGACGTCGGCCTTTTCCCAACCCGTGTCGAGGTTCCAGTCGGCGCGGACGCGAGCAAGGCCGCAGCCACCCGCGCACGCCTCGGGGAACTCCTCGTTGAGGCGCAGGGCCGTAACTTGGGCAGGCATCGCCCGCGGATCGGGCATCGTGTCGGTGAACGTCTCGATCTCGCCGGGATCGTCGGAGTAGATCGAGGCGTTGTACTCGTAGGCCGCGATGCGACGGCTGAAGTCTTCGTTGTGGGTGACCGACGAGACTTGGAACAACTTCGGCCAGCCCGTCGCGCCGACGGCTCCGAAGCCGTAGGGATCGCTCGCGCTCGGCTGCACCGAAAGGGCCGACGCGAAGGTCACCGTCGAGTGCTCGGCCTGATCGGTTCCCGTCGGCGTGCCGCTGATCACGGTGTCGACGCCACCCGAAACGACGCGGATATAAATCGTCGCTCCGGACAGGTCGGCGGTCAATACCTGCGTGTCGAGTTGGATCGACGTCGTCGAGTTGACGACGAGGATGCGGCCGCCCTTGCCTTTGCTCGATGAATCGTGCTGAATCCGGACGACGTCCATCGGCAGGACGGCGATGCCCTCGACGCCAACCGTGAACTCGACGACCCGGCTCACGTTCTGCGCGGTCAGGATTCGACGCTTCGCCAGTCGGTTGGCTTGGATCGCGCGCGTGATGCCCGTTCCCGCGATGGATTCCTTGCGTACCGTCTCGCCGGCGATGAGCGCCGCGGACTCGACCTGGAGGGCCTGCTCCGCTTCGTAGTTCGTCGAGGCGTTGTAGTACTGCACCTCGACGGCGTTCGGACGGGTGCGGTTGCCGTTGTACTGGATCGCGAAATCGCGGACGTTCCCCATCGAAAACACGCCCGTGACGGTCTTGGAGTTGTCGGGAATCGCCGTGACCTTCGATCCGACGAAAAGCAGACGCGCGAAGTGCGACGTGGCAAGACTCGTGACGAGATCCCATCCGCTTGAGGTCGAGTCAATGAGCAGATCGCACTGAGCACGCACGCCGTTGCCGACTTCGGGGATCGTGTCCGCGTAGTCGGCCCAGTCTTTGAACGACTGCAGGTCGACGTTGTCGAGCGTCAGCTGGCCGTTGCGGCCCATGCCGTAGTTCTTGTCGAGCAGCATGTCCATGCAGATCCACGCGGGGTTCTGCGTCCATTGCTGCACGAACTCGGGGTTGGTCTCCGAGACGCCGTCCCAAACGTAGACGCGGCGGCCTTGGACGACCGACGTGACGTTGGGCAGGGTCGTGCCGATCGTGTCGCTACCAGTGGCAACAAGACCCAGCAGGGCCTTGCCGGGATAGGTCAGACGGTCGCCCGTAATCTCGTTGACCTCGTCGAACACCGACTGGGTAATCGTGTTCGCGCCGTCCGGGTACGTCGGATAGAGGCGGGTCACCTCGATCTCGTAGGTCTTCTCCGACGGGAAGTCGATGCGGTAAAGCGCCGCATGCTCGGTGCGCGTCTGCTTGATCACGACCAACGTCGCGTTCGTCGTCGCGGCCTGCTGCGCCGGAGGCAACGTCACGCCGCCGCCTGTGATCTTCTGCGGCAGATCGACCCAGGTCGTCGCGCCCTGTTCGCGGTAGCGAATCTTGAAGGTGGCGACGGTGATTGCGCCCGTCGCCGAATACAGACCCTGAGGGAAAGTGATCAGGACTTCCGCGGCGGTGACGGAATCCGAGGTCGTGTAGACGTACGGCTGATTCTGTTGCAGGGTCGCGCCGACACCTACGCTTGAAACCGTTTCATCGAACCCGGGAATGTGTTCCTGATTCGACGAACCGAGGCGCGTGTACACGGAGACCGGATAGTTGCTCGCAGGGTTCCCGTTTATCTGAATCGTTTCGGGAATCGCTGCGCCTTGGAGATCATCCTGATCCTCGCTGATGCCGCCGATGGACTGTATGGGCCCACGGCTGAGCATGAGCAGCATGTACAGCTGGCGACGACCATCGGTGTCGACGCGCTGGAATGCAGAGATGATATTTCCCGCAACCTTGTGCTCGCCGTAAACGACAGGCTGCGCAAGGCCAACCGTCGCCGTGTTACGAAAGCCCTCGAGGTCGAAGCCGGGCCGTCCTTCCTCTTGAGGCTCCGCTTGGCCGCCGCCGATGACCTTCATCAGCAGCATGCCCGCGACCATGAGCGCGACACCCGCTAGAACGTCGGTGACGATCGCGGCCGTCGCCGCCGCCGTAGCGCCCGGAATGGAGTAGAAGAGCAGGATCTCGCCACGCTCGGCGACTCGATTGAAGTCGGTCGACGGCCCGTGGGCGTCGATGAATGCGTCGGCCCAGTCCGGCTTGTAGTCTCGCACCCGCATGCCAGGACGCGCTTGGCGAATCGTGCGCGACTGCGGAGTCAAAACGTCCGGCACCTCGACAACGGTCAGGCCGTCGAGATCCATCGGCATCGCCTCGATCTCGGAGGCAGCGCCAGGACGACCGACCCACATCACCGTTCCGGTCTTCTTCAGCGATGCGTAAGAGTCGACGCGAACGCAGGAGCCCTCGACAGAATGGAGGACTTTGCCCTTGCCGATGTAGACGGCCACGTGCTTGATGACGCCGTCTTGCCCCGTGACGACGATGTCGAGCGGTTCGGGGTTGTCGACGTCGACGCGCTGCCAGCCGTTGCCGCCGAGGTAAGCCGCGGGGTGCGACGGCAGTATTTTGCCGTGCCGACGGTAGACCTCGGCGACGAGCAGCCAGCAGCCAAGCGGTTCGTGAGGTTGGCCGAGAAGGTCCTGCCACTTTTCGTATGCGAGTTCAGACACGGGCTGGCCCCTTCGGAATCCCCGGGAACCCGCCGAAACGGGCCGGATGCGCTTTGAACTGACCGTTGGCCGCTTCGTTCAGGCCGTGCACTCGGCAGCCGTTGTCGCCGCCGATCGTGTAGTCGCACGCGCTGCCGTCGAAGTTCGGGTTCGTACCGGAAATCAGATTCGGCAGCGAGATCTGATAGCCGCATTCCGTGCCGCCGTACTGGTAGTCGCAACGACTCCGGAACTGACGACGCTGCGGGAACGGAGCGTCGAACAACTGGTACACGCCGATGCGGAAGATGGCGACCTCGAGGCTGATGGTTGCCTCGATGATGCGCCACTCGCCGAACTCGATGACGTTCGACGACCCGAGATTCTTCGCGAAGATGCGCACGCGGCGATCGAGCAGACCGCCCGCCTCGAGGTAGTTGGCCATCTCGCGGCTGAGGTTCGAGACCGTCACGGTCGGCTGCGCCAAGTTGCCGTCGACGTCGCGCGTCCACGATCCGATGTTGATCGGGAAGTTCTGATACGTGATCCCGTCGTGGGTGACGGTGGTGTCGTGACCGCAGAGCGCGGCCTTGTTGCTGCCGTCGAGCTCGATGAGGAACAGGTAGATCCACCCGTTCTGCGAGTGCAGCAGGTTCTTGAGCGAGGTCAGTTCGCTGCCGATGGATTCTGGCATTAGCCAAGCACCTCCTCGGCCTGCGCCGAAACGTTCCACACCGCGTAGGCCACGCGGTCGACGCGCACGTCGGTCGTGAACCGGATGTTCAGCGACTCGTTGGTTTCGGGGTCCGTCCAGGCGAACGATCGAAACCGCGAAGCCACCGAGGCCGTCAGCGAGACGAGGGTGTCTTTGTCGGCGGTCGGCAGCGCGACCCACCCGAGCGTCCACCTTCGCCGGCGACGGGTGGTCGGCGTATAGGTCGTCGTGTAGCCGCCGTCGCTGTTGAACTCGACGACCTCCCACTGATCGGCGATCGGTTGGCTGTAGGACGGCGCAACCGTCAGGACGTCGCTCGTCGTGTTGTTCTCGAGCGCGGTCGATATCTGCGTGTAACCCGCGAAGTCGGCCCCGAGGCTCGGCTCGCTGTCGACCGCCGGGAGAATCGTGGCGGGGTTGATGTCCCGAATCAGCCACTTGTCGAACGAGATGTTCTTGCTGCCGTAGTGGAAGTAGTACAGGTTGCCCGACGTGTAGCGCACGTAGGTGTACAGGTAAGACTGCCACGCCGCTGGAACCGGATCGGTGCTTCCCGGCCATGCCGTCGAATCGGTGAAGTTCCGGCAGACAAGCCCCTGATAGAAGTTCTTGCTGACGAAGCTCGAGATCGCGACGTTGAACAGATAGTTGTAGAGCGGTGCGCTTACCGCCGCAAACGTCGTGATCGGTACGCCGTCGACGAACAGCGTCGAATCGACGATGTCGCCAGCGATGTTCAGGTGCACCTCGGCCATCATCGTGTGGGTCGACCCCGCGGCCCACGCCGTCGTAGAGACGGACGGGCCTAGAAGGACTGGCGTCGCCGTCGTCCCGTCGACGTAGGCGTGCGCGTATCGGACCGTCGTGCCGTCGCCGAGGTTCTGGTAGAGCCAACAGAGTCCCTTGCCCGATGATTCGCCGAGATACATCAGGCCGACGTGCATGTCGTCGTCGACGGTGGTTCCGGTCGGCGGGAACGTCGTCGGCATCGTGATGTCGATCGACACCGTCATCCGGCGGCCGCCGTTGGGCTTTGCCGGAAGGTGGTACGCCTGCGTCCAAATCGAGGACTTCAAGCGGCAGATCGAAGTCTTCGCGATGTACGGCGCGGTCGTTCCAGGCGAGATCGTTCCGCCCGGAGACATCACGGGAGTACGGCACTCAAGCCGCTCAGCGTTGACTTTCCAGTATCCGGTCACCGACGCAAACGGAAACTCCTGATCGACGGGGTAGAACTCGCCGGAGTAAGGCGTCGTCTGCCCCGTGAACGTGATGTAGGACAGCGTCGAGGTCATGAGAGCTGGAGCCGACGACGCACGCCGCTATCGGTCGATGCCAAGTTCATGACGGCGGTGCGAACCTCTCGGGCCACGGCGGTCGCGTCCCGCGCACCGTTGATGTTGATGGTCACGCCAGTGCGTCCGCCGCTCGTCGACGGCGCGTAGCGCGGGAGATCGAGGCTGCCGCCTTGGATGCCCGAGTCGGTGAGGTTTGCGCCCGACGAGCCACCGTACAAACCCTTGAGCAGGTCTCTGAACAGACCCGTCAAAGCCTCGGAAGCCATCATCCTTCCGACGTCGTACATGATGGATCCGACCATCTGAGCAAACGCATCGGCGACGGACTTCGTCCCGCGGATTACCTCTTCGAAACTGGACAGGAAAGCGCTCGACATGATCCCGGCGACCTGCTCGATCTGTTGATTGATTGCTTCGATCTCCGCTTCCATCTGCTGACGCAAGCGCTCGGCGTTCTCGGCACGAATCAAGGAGGACTTTTCTTCGAAGGCTCGCAGTGCGGCGATCTGCTGGTCGGTCAGTTCTTGAGCGGCTTTTAGTTTATCTTCTTCGCTCTTTTCAAATGCCTTACGGTCGTCGTCGTACATCTTCCCCTTGGCCCGAAGCATGTTCGCCGTGTCGTCAAGCATGTCGTCTTCTGCTTGCTTGGCGGCCTCCGCGCCTTGCTGAAAGATGTTTTCGACTGTGGGCAGGAGTTTGTTGTTCGTTTCCTCGACCCAAGCATCCGACATGCGACGGAGTTCGGCGATGTCCCGTTGCGCCTGATGGCTGACGGCACCCGGTCCCTGTCGCGTGTCGCGGAGAGCAACCCCGGCAGCCTGATTAGCCGCACGGATTCTCATCTCGTCTTCGACGTCTTTGGCTAGACGATCGAGGGCTGGCTTAAGCTCCATCGCCTTTTGCTGCCTGTCGTAACTCTTGAGAGCCTCGCGAGCCGCGATCACCGCACCGTGAAGACGAAGATATTCCTTTTCCAACGCCGAGCCCGGAGTGCTGCCCGACGGCGCTCCCTTGGAAAATGCAGCCTGAGCATCCGCCAAATCCTTCAGCAGAGCGGCGCGATCCTTGGATCGTTCGTCGATCCCGGTGATCCGATCCATCGTGTTCGCGAGCGATTCCATCGCGCTGTTCAAGCCGGGGACCGCCGCGATCATCTGGCCGATGAAGGTATTCATCGAGGCCCCGAGCCGGTTGTAACTCTCGGCGGCCTTATTGATCGTCTGCATCTCCTGATCGGAGAACGACTCGGTGAACTTTTTTGCGTCCGGTGCCAGTTCGCGCAACTTCGCGCCGAACTTGCTGATCATTTCGAAGGGGGCCTTGGCTAGCCTCGACACCTTCTCAAAGTTCAGGTCGCTGAACTGGTCAAAGAACTGTTTCGCCGAAGCCTTCATCTTGCTGAAGATTCCGGTGAACCGCTCGCCGATCCTCGGAAGGATCGGAGACATCTCGTCCTTTACCTTGAGGACGACTTGGAGGATTGAGTCATTTCCCATTCTGCCTCGCGGTGCTTGGCCCTTTCGCTCCCGATGACACTCAGGGCGACGAACCAAGCGTGCGTTTGATCCATTATGCCACCCTCCACGGGCATCGCTCCGGTCTCACCGAACATCGCATGCATCGAAACAGCGAGCGACGTTGAATGGTCGCGCTGCCGATTCGGACAGACCCTATGCGGCCTGCCCTTCGGATCACCTTTGCAGAGGTCGCACGTCTTGTCGCGACCGAAGCACCGCTCGCAAGTCAGGTACGCAAACGGAACGGGAGCGGGTCCGTCGCAGCCCCACTGACGGCGGAGCTGCTCGGAATGTACGCACCTGCGGCAGTCTTGCTCAAGCGCACCAGCCGCTACGGCTGCGCCGAGGATGAGCCCCCCAAGTCACGCTCGGACGGAGTGCTCAAATCCTTGATGGCGGTGGCGATCTCGTAGCGGTGCTCGGGGCTGAGGCGCTCGAGGAAGTCGTCGCTGACCTGCCCGTTGCGCATGCCGAACCGCACGTCGCGGCCCTCGGAATCAAAGAACGCCTCGCAGCCGATGAGGCCGAACCGCAGCAACGTGAGAATGTTGCTGTAGTAGTTCGTCTTGACCTCTTTGGTCTCGGTGTCGTAGTTCATGATCGAGTCCTGCCACTCGGCGTGCTGCCGAATCGTGAGAGGACGGATGACGAACTTGGTCTGCTTCTCGGTCGGAAGTTCCCGGTCGCACGCGAGAACGTATTTTGTCTCGCGGCGAGGATCTAAGGCAATGGGCACGGCGATGCCCTCCTTTCAATCAATCGAAGTCGATGGTGACTTCGGTATCGGTCGTGGTGTGGATGGCCTCGTAGGTGAGGTTGGCGGTCAGGATGCCGTTGCGGTTGCCATCCGTGATCGCGGTGATGCGAGCCTTCGGCACGGAGAACGTGCAGACGCCCGCCAAATCAAAGGCGAGCGCCTTCTCGGCGTTCGTGGTCATGTGATCGAAGAAGTCGCTGGCATTGTCGGCCTCAAGTCCGAGGTCGGGATCGAGGGTGCCAGTGGGCCGACGGTCGGTGATCACGTAGTGCAGGCAGCCCGTCGAGGCGTTGATCGACTCGCGCTCGGCGAGCACGTTGCCCGTGTCAAACGTGAACGTGGTGGCGGCAATGTCGGCCGCGCCACCGTACTGGAAGTTGATGCCTTGGAACACGGGCGGCACGCCCGTCTCGTGGGTGATGTCGCGCAGGGCGACGTCGGCCACTTCCTCGAGCACGCCTTGGAAGGTGAAGTTCGCCATGAGCGGCTGGCCGACTTGGCCCGACCACACGACGTTCCCAACGGCACCTTTGATCTTCATGCCGCGGGCGTTCGCACCGATGCCGCGGCCGCCGAGCGCAACCTCGAACGAAAGGGTCGGCATGTCGGCATAGATCGAGGTCAGCGCATAAACAGAATCGCCCGTTCCCTTATATCCGCAACCCTTCAGCAGCGTGAACCACTGATCGGCGGTAGAGGTGGTACCCGTGCGCCGCGCTTCGACGCTGAACGACAGCGTGACGGGCTGCTTGCCGACGACACCCGCGTACTTCGTCAGGCTGCCCCACTGGACGTCGCGGTCATAACGGGTCTGATTGATCGTCATGACGATGTTCTGCGCGAGGATCTTGTAGTCGTTCGTGGCCGCGTCGGTGTAGGCCGGCGCGTTGTAGGTTCCACGGTCCGTTTCGACCTTGACTCCGATCTGAGCAAGCCGAGCGAGGAGAACGTTGTTCAGTGCCATGTATGTGCCTCAGCGTCGGGCGGACGGATCCGCGCTCGACGTTCGATATCTTACGACCACCGTAAACTCGACCCCGCACAGCGGCTGCCCGGGATCTCCCATCAGCGTGCGCTCGGCCGTGATCGCCATGTCGTCGACGACCCCGCCAAGCGTCCAGTCCGCGAGCGCGAGCTCGACGTCGTGCACAAGTTTCGAGCACTCGGCGTCGACGTCCCACGCCTGCACGTAGTACTCAAGCAGGACCGTCAGCGACCTGACGTAGAGGACGTAGTTCGACGTGGCCTCGCGGCGCTCGATCGCCTCGTCCTTCGTGCCCATGTAGCAGGTCGGCACGAGCGGCAGGGTCTCGGCGTTCTGCCGGACACGAACGACCCGCGGCGCGACCGTCTGAGCCCACGTCCGACCCGCGTCGGTGACGATGTCGTCAAGTTTGCCTTGCAAGGCGGCCAACACGGTCTCACGGTAAGCGGTCGTCATAGCGGCACCTTCAGAATGGTCACGTTCGCGCGATAGGCCAGCCGCGCCTCTTGGAGGAGCCGTAGGCTGTTCGGCTGTACGCGGTAGGTTCCTGCGTCAAGCCACGACACAGCGGCCTCTGTGAAGGTGCCCGAGCCTCCACCGTAGGCGTGGTTGAACGCTCGGATCTCGTAAAACTCTTCCGGAGCGATCGCCGTCCAGGCGGCCTCGATCATCGTCGTCGGGTTCGTGTGACGACGAGCGCGGCGCGTCGTCGGGAACGAAGGGTACGACAACTCGTCGACGGCGTCGGCTCGGGTGAAACTGTACGGGTATGCGGGCACCGGGAGCGTGACCGCCGGGATCGACCACGACGCCGTGAGGGTGACGCCGCGGCTCGTGACCGTGGCTCCCGCCGTCGCCGTCGCGGGGTTGATCAGGCGGCTAAGGTCGGTGAACTCGACGGTGTAGACGGACGATCCGCCGCCCGACGCAAGAGCCTTGGTCAGGTTGAAGATCAGCCGGCACGTCGAGGTGTTCGGGTTCAAGATCGACGACAACCCGGCGAGCGTGCCGTCGCTGTCGAGCACTCGGATGTCGTAGCCGTTCGTCTTCGACCGCAATGCCGTGACAAGCGTCGCGTGGTTGAACGAGGTCGGCTGCGCCACGTCGACGGAGTAGCCCGCAGGCACCGAGGTGCCCGTGTTGTTTGTGAGGGTGAGGGTCGCCTTCATTTTTTGACCGACTCGTTGACGAGGTCGACGGCGATGCGCTCGAGGAACTTGGGCACCTCGCTCTTGGTGAACTTTGCCCACGTCAAAAAGAAGCCTAGACGGGGCTCGATGCTGACCTTCTTCGTGCTGACCCACGCGACGATATTTGACGAGCGCGCCTTCGGGCGGGTCGCCGTCCCGGGGTCGCGGACCGGGAACCGCAGGAACTTCGCCTTGCGCGGAACGATGTCGGGCAGCCGACCGCCTTTGCCGACGGTGCCGAACTCGTGTACACGCGCGTACTGCACGGTCTTTTTGTCGTAGACGCCGATGGTGGTGCGCACTTCGCCGAGCGTCGCGCCCGTCTCGCGCACGGCGGTGCGCTGGTCGAACTGGCGTGTGAGATTGCCGGATCGGCGAACAAGGCCCGGACGGCCGCGCAGGCGCGTCGTCTTGAACGTCAGCAGGAACTCGCCCGAGATCCTCAGGAAGCCGCGGCGAACGATAGGGGTTGCCTTCTCGCCGAGGTTCCGAATGATGCGCGAGATCGCGTCGCCGTTTTGAAACTGGACACTGATCACAGCGCTCTGACCCGATAGCGGTCGAGCGTGGCCTTAACCTCGGGCAACCAGTCGACCGTTTGGATCGACACCGAGCCGCTGTCGCCGCTCTGCGAGAGCGTGCCTGCGTAGTTGCGCGTGTGGTAGATGTGCGCGCACTGAAGGTCGATGGCGTGCGCGATGTCGGGGAAACCGCTGATGAAGTTGGCGGTCGTAGTGCCCATTCCACCCGTGTAGGTGATCTTCATGGCGTTCGGCGCGGCGGTGTCCTCGACCGTCGGATAGAACTTCAGCGTGAACGTGCCGTCGTTCGAGTACGTCGGGTTGTAGTAGTCCTCCGACGTCAGCGCGGTGTCGTTCCCGAACGCCTGCTCGGCATCGAGGTACACCGACGAGAGGGTGGTCACCGGGAAAGCGCGCAAGCGATAGACGCGCTTCCCCGGCTGGACCGTGAGGTACTCGGTGCGGGAGGTCGTTTGCGCATACCTCCCCAAGTACCGCTCCGCGGCTGCGGACACCGCGGTGATGACCTGACCAATGACGGTGTTGAATGCCGAGGGAGCGGACTCCCCCGGCACAACCAACGTCGCAACACGTGCCGCCGTGGTCAGGTCCATAGGTCAGGGCCCGGCGTAGACGCCCGTGATCTTGACGACCTGAGCGGCCTGGCGGACGCCGAAGTCGACCTCCTGGACCACGCGGATCATCGTCTGATCCTGCAGGCCGAGAGTGTAGCCGGCGTTCGTCACGAGGATTTCCATCGGGCCGAACTCGGCGTAGATCGTGTTCTGCGGGTTGTACAGCAGGATCGTCGACGTGTCCGGGGTTCCAGCGGTGACCGCGATGTTCGTCGTGAGGTACACCGGGAGGCCAAGCAGCGTCTTCTGACCGAGTTGGTTGAAGCCAGCGATCGCCGTGCTGTTGCCAGCCGGAGCGTTGTAGATCAACGTCGCGGTGTTGGTCGCAGCGCCAGCGGAAGGCTGGAACGAGGCCGAGAGCATGTAGTACCACGTCTTGGGATGCATGACCCAGATGCAGCCTTCGACGGAGCCCTTCTGCGTTTCCACGGTCTGCAAAGCTTCCCAAAGCTTCTGCATGTTCACGGCGGTATCCGAGCCGGAGCCCGTCACCGACGAAACGCCGGAAGCGTTCGAGATGCCCGTCGGGGCCGGAGCGGTGCCCGAGCCGACGAGGTAACCCGCGTCCATGGTTTCCATCACGGCGGCCGAGAGGTCCGCGCGAACGATGGCTTCGGCCGACGCGGCGTCGCGACGGATCAGCGTGTTCGACATGATGGTCGCGGCGAACGAACGCTTCGGCGAGAGCGTGATTTCGGCGTAGGTCTGATCCGCGGCAGCGTTGGGCGAAGTGCCCGCCGTGCCGTTTTCACCGATCCAGCCGCCCGACACACCCGCCGAGATGCGCGGGATGCGAATCGGAGCGCCACCCGCCGACGTGATGCGAAGGACGTTCGTGTTGAACAGAACGTTGTTCGCGCGCGGGAACGCCGTGAGCAGGTCGCTGCGGACTTCGTCCGGAACGAGGTAGCCGCCCGACGCGGCCGTGCCGAAGGACAATGCCTTCTTGCGCATCTCGTTGGTCACTTCCAGTTCGTATCCGGCGCTCGAGAAGTCGTTCGTGCAGATCGCGTTGATCAACTTGCACATCGAGAACTTCTTGGGCTCGACGCCGGGCAGGCTCGAGCGTGAGCGCATCTGGCTGCTGAGTTCGTCGACGCGGGCCTCGAGCTGCTTGGCCTTCGCGTCGACCACTTCGATCATCGGGCGGACGCCATCGACGATCTGCTTCACATGGTCGGTCATGGTCAACTCCTATTTCAGTTGGGAGTCTTGATGCCCTGCAAGACCTTCGCCACTGCGGCGGGATCCGACAGGACCTTTTCAATGTGCAGAAGTTCGAGTTCGGCGAGCACAAACTTGGTCACCTGCTCGTCAATCGACCTCGGTGGTGCATCCTCGCCAGCGCCGGGGTCTTCCGGGTTATTCGGACGGTCAGGACCGCCGACGCCTTCTTCCTGTTCCTCCTCTTGGAGGAGGAGCGCCACCATCGTGTTGATGGCAATGAGGGATTCGACGACGGCCTCGATCTCCCCGGCCTTCGCCTGAGCGATCGCCGCGTCGATCATCGGAACAAGTTCTTCAAGGCTCTTTTTCTTCGGCTCGTCGTCCATGTCTTCCTCGCTGTCGGCCTTCTTGAACCACTCGGAGACGGCCTCGTCGATGCGAGCCGCCGTCATCTTCGCGGCGTAGTCCAAGTCTGTGCGGTAGATCGGGCGCATGCCCATGCCTTTGCGCTCGATCAGCGCCTCGGCGTTCGCCGGGATCGGAACGATCGAGAGCTCGAGCAGTTCGCTGCGCTTGATGCGCGTGCCGTCCATGTCGAGCGGCTTGAAGCCGACCGAGACGGCGTTGAGGAAGCCGAGTTCGACCATCGCCTCGACCGTGCCGGCGAATGGATAGATCTCCTTCGGCACGAACTCGACGTCGAACTTCAACTTCCCGCCGTCCATGTACGGGTTGGTGCGGCCGATCGGCAGTTGGCTGTAGTCGTGCGCGTAAAGCAGGACCGGGTTCTTCTTGTAGTTGTCGAGGTCCCAGTTCTGCTCGACGACGTCCCCCACGCGGTCGACGGAATCCGTCGACCCCGTGAAGGTGTAGACGCCTGCCGCCTTCTTCTCGAAAGACGCCGAGAGACGCATCTGCCGCTTATCCATGGCAACCATTATGTCGCCCTCGGGAACTAGTCGATCACCCGGTACACGACGTCACAACGGCAGTTGATCACCTCCTCCGGAGGGCCTCCCATCTGCGACGGGTACATCAGGCCGTTCGAGAACTTGTCGGAGATCGGCACGGTTTCGTTGTCAATCGCTGCGTGCGAGGCCCGGACGGCCAGGTCACCCGCCGTCGTCCACGTCTTGTGGGTGAAGCCCTCGTCGCCCGCCGCGGTTTCCTTGACGTTCTGAATCAGCATGGCCGACTCGGTACGCGCGACGGTGTCGGAGTTCGACGGGATCTCGGAGGCGAACTTGGCCTCGAGCGTGCGGCTGATCTCGGTGATGTCGCCCGCCCCGGCGGTGCGGAACACGTCGACGAGGGCCGAGCGGAACGCCTCGCGGCGGTTTGTCTCGACCTTGACCATGGAGGCCGTCTGCGATGCGGCCTTGCCGTACCACTTCGGATCGCGAATGTCGACGATCTCAAAACCGCCGAACTGGGTCTTGGCGGTGTTCAAGGCGTACAGCGCGACCGGGTCGAGCACGTTTTGGAGGTAGTCGCGAGCGTCCGCCGCCCACTGCGCAGGCGTGCCGAGCACGTAGTCGAGTTCGGCTCCGGTCAGTTCCGGCAGGTCGCCGACGGCCTTGAACCGTTGGATCGATTTCAGCCGGCTGATGATCTCGCGGGCATGGAACTCCTGCAACTGCTTTACGCGACGGCGCACGCCTTTGACCTGACGCGGCAGACGCTGCGGGTACGACTTGGTCTCGACGTGGTCGTGGTGGTGCAAGAAGCCCCGCTGCTCCGGCTGTTCGGGCGGAGGTGTGCTTGCGGAGGGAACGGGTGCCGGAGGCGGCGGGGCTGTTTCGAGTTCTAGCGGCGCTGGCGGCATGCCCAGATCGAGCCGCTCGTTGATCTGATCGGCCGTGTAGCCGAGCATCGACAGGCTGTTGGCCTGCTGCAACTTCTCGGTCATGTTCGGCTGCAGGGCCTCGATGCCCGTCAGGTCGAACGTCAGCCAGGTGTCGCGCGTCTGCCTGACCGAATACGGCTCGAACAGCCATGACCAAAAGGCGTCCTCGATCTGCCGCAGGCGCGGCACGACCGTGTTCTCCCACGTTTGCGCTCGAGCGGCGAGCGCGGCCGCGCGGTTGTACTCGGGCGTCTGCGCAACGTCGAACGGGTTCACGCCGAGCACCGCGAGAATCTGCTCCCGATGCAGGTCCATGAACTCCTTGAATGCCATGTCCTTCGGGGTCGTCTTCGACTGCTCGTACTTGAGGCCGCCCGAGAGAATCGCGAGACGGGCCGCGCGGATCGCGCCGCGGTGGCGGTCTTCCCATTGCGCGCGCAGGGCCTCGACTTCGGAGACGTCGAGCGGCGTGTCGCTGTAAAGAATGCCGCCGGGATCGGCACCGTTTGAGAGCAGCGCGTTGTTGTAGGCGG